ACACTTGCAAGCGTTGCCGCTTACGATGATGTTGGCGGTGCAATCGACGTTGTTGATGAAGTTTTGAAAGTTAGTCATAGTTGTTTACCTTAGTTAGTAGTTGTTTGTTGTATGCTTCTATTATACAGATATCGGCTAGTTTGTCAACCCCTATCCAGTCTAATTCTTAAATAATAAAGAAACTTTTGTTGATACCCAATTGTACCCTTTATCGTTCATATCCCAAACGAAAGCGTTAACGTGTGCTTTATTGCACATTACGAAGCGGGTGTCATTGGAAGCGTTTTGAAAAATCATTGTAATCATTGTTTTACCTTAGTTGTTGTTGTCTCTTGTGTGCTTCTATTATACATATATCGGCTGTTTTGTCAATAGGCTTTAGCCTTAATTCCTAAAATTTTAGGAAGAAATATAGGCGATATAAAGAGCAAATGTTGCTGCGTCAAAACCGTCGATGTCGTCTTGTGTTGCGTTGTCGAAGATAATTTTAAGATCGTTGTTCATGTTGTTTACCTTAGTAAGTGTTGTGTTTGTTATGTCTCCCATTATACATACTTATCGGCATTTGTCAATAGGTGTGTGCAGTTATTCTGAAAGTTTTTGCAAGAAAGTTTTTTGCTTATTTGCAGGATTTGCTATTGACAGGGGGGGGTGGTAAAGTAACTTGTGGAATTTTTGTCGTGATGTATCCCCCCCATGTGGGGGTGGTTTGTTTGCAGTAAGGGGCAATTTACTGTATGTCTTACCCAATCTATAAAGATAAAATATAAATATATGTTTATATCATTTTGAATCACATTGAATCTCATTCGCCTCTTCTTCGTCCCGCTTGTCGCTCTTCGCAAGATTGTCGTACCACCATAATGGTTGTAGATTGGTGTAACGCCAAGCCGCTATTTCTTCTCCGTTTTAACAGCGCGACACAAGACGCATTTATATTTATTTTTCCCCATCATCAGAAAGACCTTCGTCCCGCAGCGCTCGCACACTTTTGAGTCGTAAACTACTTTCGGTGACGATTTGTTGTTTTTCTTCGTCATTGGCACCTCTCCAAATTCTTAAATCCCTAACAGTCATTCCACAACCCACACAAACATTATCTTCATTAAGCGAACATATTCTTACACACGGAGATTTCATATAAATTCCCTCTTTATAAACCCCTAGCTTTTATCCTACCAAGCAAGTACCGGGCAGGATATTAGATACTTATTAGTGAGCCACCAATCAGACGCTTGCTTTGGGGTTCGGGTGAGAGCCACTAACTCACAACTAAGCAATTATACTTAATTTTTTATTACTAAAACCGGTCGTCTGCCAAATGTATCAGGCGCGGGTAACACCTGACTCCAACTCCTAACAATCCTTAATAATTTCTATATCTGGTATTTCTACCGTCCAAGCGCCACAAACAGGACAGATTTTTTATGTGACAGCGTTATATAAGATTATCAATTCCAAGTATCCGTAGACACATTTATTTACCAATAATACCCTTTTGTAGCCCAAATTTCAAGATTTTTATGTAAAAAGCCGTCTTGGTGTATATTATATATGTAAACAGATACCATTCACATAGGAATTGAAATGAGTAAAGTCACAAAAACATGCGGCTGCAAATTAACTTGCAAGGCAACTGCCGCACTTGAAAAAGAGACATGCGAGGAAATAAAGAAGGAAGACAAGCCCCTACAGGAACTATTGGATGACAAACAACCCGAAGACGAGAAATAATTATTATTGTTCTGCTGAGTCAGTAAATAATGAAATTACCCTCTCGGATATAAGCGCACTCAAAGACGTACCTTGCCCCTATCAGAAAATAGCACATCTGCTAGATGATAGGTGTATTTTAAAAAACTTTCAGCCAGATGAACTATTCTTTTATGAGATTGTTCAATATAAAGATGGTCCCCGTCAACCAGACAACGAGCTTGAAATAGAGCGCGGCACTGGCTGCATACAAACAGTCGATGATAAAACCTATCTAAATAGAATTACCCCACTATCTTCTATAGATGGTCCTATAACTAGGCATGTAGAATTCACTGATAGTAAATATCTTTTTATACAAACATATATACCAAAAGACTATAGAGACCTATTCTCTACACCCAATACTATATTGGCTACTGAAGTCGCCGGTTGCCCCTCTCCTGTCGAGCTACAAGACCACACGCTGCTTGGCCGTCTAAATGGTACAATTCAGTCCATAGACCAACAAGAGCTATGGTCCCTCCTCTTACAAAATACCAAAAAACCCACCCAAGGCATGATCAGGTTCAACAAGAAGAAGAAATGCTTTGAGGGATACGACGGAAAGAACTGGCGGCCTTTACTAATGGGGGCAAAATGAAAATACCATCAAACATGACAGAAGAAGAGGTCACAGAAGTTATACGTAAAGTTTGCGAGCGATCTGCTCCCAAGTACACTTTTTACGGCTACGACTCAAAAGACATGATACAAGAGGCCACCATCATCTGCATGGAAGCTTTGGAAAGATATGATGAAGAGCGGCCTCTTGAAAACTTTCTGGCGGCGAATTTGAGCAATAGACTAAAGAACTTTGTGAGGGACAAGCATTTTGTATCTTGCAGCGACGAAAATAGGGCTAAAGTTTACCAACCTGCCCAGCTTGACAATGACAACAGCATACAACACTGGATCGACGTAAGGCTTAACTGGCTTGACCAAATAGATAAAGATCAAATATTTAAAATAGTGGATAAAGAGTTGCCAGCTTCTATGAGGCTAGACTATCTAAAAATGCAAAACGACGTTTACATACCAAAGTCTAGGCGAGAGGAAGTAGTACAAAAAATGCAGGAGATCTTAGAAGAATATGGATACTATGAAGAAAGGTAGGATCTCTAAAAAAGAAGAATCCTATATAAAACAAAACTTAGAAGCTGGACATGAAAAGTTAGCAAAAGAGCTAAACAGAGATTCAGACAGTGTTCTTGAGTTTATTCGCCGGAAGGTTGTAAGCGGTGATTTCAAAAACCCTTCGTGGCTAGACGCGCACGACCCAGAAAGGCAAGCTGAATATGAGCTTACGATACGTCCTTATTGGAATGAACTCAAAAAACAGTTTACAGAGGAAGAATTGCAGTTATTTAAGTATCACTGGTCTAGAGTTGTTTCTCAATTCAAAGATGATGTTACACCCACAGAAGAGATGCAAGTTGTTGACCTTATTAAACTAGAGTTACTGATGAACAGATCTCTTCAGGGAAATAAAACAAACATACAAGAGATATCAAGACTGGAAACCATGTTAGAGGCCGAGAGATCGCACTCTAGAGAAGCCCAAGACGCTGACGTGATATTCAATATGGAACGACAGGTGGCGTCTTACAAAGCCTCTCAGGAGTCTCTAAACAAAGACTATAGAGAGCTTCAAACCAAAAAAAATTCCATGCTTAAAGAAATGAAGGCCACCAGAGAGCAAAGAGTCAAAAGACTAGAAGACAGCAAGCACAATTTCACAAGCTGGTTGGCTCACCTTGCTACAAGTCCAGAACTAACAAAAGAGTACGGAGCGACTATGGAGAAGATGAGACTAGCGATGGAGAAAGAGAAAGAACGACTTTCTGCTTTCCATCAGTATACAGACCAAAGCGTGGACCAGCCGTTTTTAACTCCAGATACGGTCAGGGACCAATGAAAAAGATAGGAATAGCAATAGTAGCAACAAACTCATACTTTGTACTAGGAATAAAGTTTATAAAAAGGTTTCATCACTTTTATAAAGGTGAAGACCAAGTAAAATTTTTCTTCTTTTCTGATACAGACCCAAGTGACTACATTCAAGACGAAATAGACATAGAGTACTACCATGACCAACACGCCGACTGGGTTGAAGGTACGAACTCTAAGTTTAAAAATATAATGAAACTAAAAGACAAGGATGTTGACTACATATTTTACCTAGATGCAGACACAAGTGTAAATCAGACTTTTGATATGTCTAATTTAATTGGTGGTCTAGTTGGAGGTGAACACTACGGAAATAGAGATTGGATGAAGGACTCAAAGCCTTTTGATAGAAACCCAGCCTCCAAAGCTTATGTACCCGAAGATACAGATTTGCCACAGATGTATTACTATGGCGCTTTCTTTGGTGGAGAAAGAGATAACTTTATAGAATTGTGTGAACTACTAAGATCTTGGCAAATAGAAGACAAAAAGATACCGCATGAACCGCCGTGGAACGATGAGAGTTACTTGAATAAATACTTTCATTACAATGAGCCACACGTTGTAAAAACAGAAATGTTTCCATTTTTGGTTAGCGACAAGTCTGGAATAGGATACACAAGAAGTATGGACCTAGACACCTCAGATATAAAGGAGGAATTAAAGAAAAATAAAAATAAATTAATCAACATAAGTGACAATAGGGTTCACGTATATGAATAAATGCCGCGATATAAGTATACTTTACATAAACTCTGAAAGACCAGCGTTTAACGATAAAAGAATCAGAATGGAAGAAAAGCTTAACGAGCTAGGGCTTCCATACGAAAGAGTGCCAGTGGCAGTTCAGAACGGTAGCGCAACTGTAAATATAGTTTCCGGTGGACATAAAGATGCTTCGCAAATAGCAATAGACAACGATAAACTTCCATGCTTGATACTAGAGGACGACGCGGAGTTGTTAGATGAATTTCCTTTTGATTTAGATGTTAACGAAGACGCTAAATTAATTTACTTTGGTTTAAGTTTACACAACGCAGGACAAGGAAGACTTGAATTAACAGACTACAACGAAGATTACTACAGAGTAAAAAATTCACTAGCAGCACATGCGATACTACTACCAACACAAGACTCTGCAAAATACTATATAAGCCTTTGCGAAAAATCAATAGAAGTAACAAACTGGCACGACAAGGAGTTAGCATACGACTCACAAAAAGAGTTGTTTTTAACACCCAAGAAGGGTCCAGTATTTTTTCAGACAGATGGACATACTAGACCAGTAACAAATTTTGAATTAGAGGATTTTATAATAGATTAACACACACCGAAACACTACATCATAAGCTTCTGGATTCTTATGAGACCATCGGACATTTAAGCACACATAAAAATATTGTATTTCTCTTAGAAATAAATTAAAATTAAGGAACTTTAGGAATATGAAAAAAGCAATCATTTTTGGAATCACGGGACAAGACGGAAGCCACTTGGCAGACCTTTTACTGGAAAAAGACTACGAAGTAGTCGGGGTGACTAGAAGGGTTAGCGTAAGCACAACCTCTAGAATAAAACACATACTAGACCATAAAAACCTAAAGATAGAGAGTGGAGACATTACAGACGCCCACTCTGTCATAAACATTTTAAAAGACCACCAAGATGCCGCAGAAGTATATAACCTAGCTGCGCAAAGCCATGTTGCGGTTTCTTTCAAACAACCAGCACTTACATGGGACATAACTGGCAAAGGGTGCTTAAATATTCTACAGGCTATGATTGACCTTGATATGAAAAATTCTAGATTTTATCAAGCTAGCAGCAGTGAAATGTTTGGCAAGAATTACGATATTGAAGTAGGCATGACCGCTGAAAGTAAATTTCAAGATGAAGACACCAAATTTATGCCGCAAAGCCCTTATGCCATAGCTAAATGCGCCGCTCACTACATGACTAGGCTATACAGAGAGGGATATGGGTTACATGCAAGCGCTGGAATACTATTCAATCACGAAGGACCACGGAGAGGCGAAAACTTTGTAACCAGAAAAATCACAAAATGGATAGGCGATTATATCAAGTGGTGTAACCAAAAGGGCGTAACGCCACAAGACACTATTAATTGCAACATAGAAGAAGAATTATACATTTCTGGCAGGACATCAAAAGGCCAAGGCTTTGAATTCCCAAAACTGAGATTAGGAAATTTAGAAGCTTTTAGAGACTGGGGGTATGCTGGAGACTACTGCGAGGCTATGTGGCTAATGTTGCAGCAAGACAATCCAGACGATTACGTAATCTGTACGGGTGAAACTCATACTATTAGTGAATTTTTACAAATTGCCTTTTCTTCTGTTGGAATTGAAGATTGGGAAAAGTATGTAATTATAGACCCAGAGTTTTATAGGCCAGCAGAAGTAGATTACCTTAAAGGAAACTCTTCAAAAGCAAAAGAAAAATTAAATTGGCAACCTAGACATTCCTTTAAAGACTTAGTTAAAATGATGATTGTGAGCGATTTAAAATGACAAAAAGAGATTTTAACGATCCTGTCTATAAAGACTGGAGAATAAAGATATACAAAAGGGATGACTTTAAATGTCAAATGCCCGGATGTAAAAGTAAAAAACGTTTAAATGCACACCACATACAGAAATGGGCTAATGCATCTACTTTGAGATTTGATATTGACAATGGAATCACACTTTGTTACTGGTGTCACAAGAAAGTAACAGGACATGAAAATCTTTATCAATCTTTATTTCAAAGCATAGTGAGAAAAAACAATGGCTAAAATTAGACCCTTTACAATAATAAAAGACACCAGAGAAAAACAAGGGTACACATTCCAAGCTTCTAGAACTAAATATCATGTCTGTAAAGGCATGGTAAACAGAAAGTTAGACACGGGCGACTATAGCATTGAAGGTCTTGAAGATAAAGTTTGTATAGAAAGAAAAGCCAGTGTTGTAGAGCTTGCGAACAATGTGGGTGTAAGCAGGCGCAGGTTTGAGGCGGAAATAGACAGAATGCAAGAATTCCCACATAAATTTTTAGTACTAGAATTTTCATTGACCGACCTGATGGATTTTCCAGAGGGATCAGACGTACCAAACAGCGAGATAAAAAAACTTAGAGTAACTAATAAATACATGTTAAGGTTTCTCATGGAGATGCAGATAAACCACAACGTAAACGTTATATTCTGTGACTCAAAGAAAAACGCTAAATGGACCGTATTGAGTATTTTAAAAAGAATAAATGAAAAATATGCACTGGAGTAGTCATGACAACGTTTCGAGATACCGTTGGAGAAATCCACACTTACAATATAGATGTAAAAAACAGAGAAATATACATAAATGAGTTCGATGACTCAGGAGAGTCTGCCGGTGTAGACCACAGAATGCTCCAAAACTTTATTAAAAATATAAACATACTAAAAAATCTTAGTAAAGATCCAATCACAATACATATGCAGACAGTAGGCGGTTGCTGGTATTCTGGTATGGGTATATACGACGCAATCAAGAATTGCAAATGCAAGACCACTTTTATTGGCTATGGTCAGTTATGCTCTATGGGTACTGTTATTATACAAGCTGCAACAAGACGATTAGTTACTAACAACTCTGCGTTTATGGTTCACTGGGGTAGTAGCGAGATAAGTGGACATTATCTAACCACACAAAACCTAGCTGACTTTGAAAAATATATTGCGCAACAAATGATAGAAATATATGCAGAAAGATGCCAAAAAGGAGAATATTTTAAAGAACGTCAAAATAATTTATCTAAAACTAAATCGTACATAAAAAGAAAACTAGGAGGCGGCGACTGGTATATGACAGCAGATGAAGCTGTCTATTACGGATTCGTTGATGGAATTTACAAATGAAAAACAACTTAAAGAACATAGATGAAGCTTGGCTAAACATAGACAACGTAAGCGAAGAATATTTAATAAACCCTTTTGAGATGGTCAGCTTCAAAGAGGAAGATTACCACCTAAGATTAATATGGCTAATGACAAGACCGGAATATTTCTCTTTCCTTTGTAAGCACGTATTTAACATTAATATATTACCATCTCAAGCGTTATTTTTGTGTGAAATGTGGAACAGAAAATTTCCCATGCTTATAGCTAGTCGTGGATTCGGTAAATCATTTATATTATCTTTATATTCTATGATTAGAGCGTTAATTTTGCCTGAAAGAAAAGTTGTAGTGGTGGGCGCTGCTTTTCGTCAGTCTAAAGTTCTGTTTGAGTACATGGAAACTGTTTGGAACAATGCGCCAATTCTAAGGAGTATGTGTGATGCAAACAGTGGGCCTAGACGAGATGTTGATCGCTGTGTTATGCGTATCAATAAGTCTCGCGTTACTTGCCTCCCTTTGGGTGACGGGCAAAAAATTAGAGGTCAGAGAGCTAATGATATTATTAGCGATGAGTTTGCTTCTATCCCTAGAGATATCTTTGAAACAGTTGTCGCTGGTTTTGCTGCTGTTAGCTCTGATCCTATAGAAAACGTCAAGAAAATTGCTGCAAGGAAAAAAGCAGCAGAGCTTGGAATAGAAATAGAAGAATCGTCAGACGATGCAATAGAAAAGAAAGACAATCAAATCATATTAAGCGGCACTGCATACTATGATTTCAACCACTTTTCTGACTACTGGAAAAAATGGAAGGCTATAATTAAAAGCCAAGGAAAGGAAAATAGACTTAGAGATGTATTCGGTGAAGATCCCCCTAAAGACTTTGACTGGAAAGACTACTCTATCGTCAGAGTTCCTTACGAACTACTACCAGAAGGCTTTATGGATGCTTCACAGGTAGCCAGATCCAAAGCGACAGTTCATGCTGGAATATATCAGATGGAGTTCGGTGCTTGCTTTACACGCGACTCTCAGGGGTTTTTCAAAAGAACCCTAATAGAGTCGTGTGTTTCAAATGAAGCTACTGGTGACAATCAAGCTGTACTCGATATAAAAAAACAACCAATAGTATTTGAAGCTAAACTAATGGGCGACAAAGATAAAAAATATGTATTTGGAATTGACCCTGCGTCTGAGGTAGACAACTTTAGTATAGTTGTATTAGAGCTACATAAAGGCCACAGAAGGATTGTTCACTGCTGGACAACAAACAGGGGCGAACATAAAGAAAAGGTTAAAAAGGGTTATTCTAAAGAAACTGACTTTTATTCCTATTGTGTTAGAAAAATACGAGACTTAATGAAGCTATTTCCTTGCGCTCACATAGCCTTGGACGCTCAGGGCGGTGGAATTGCTGTCATGGAGGGTATGCACGATAAAGACAAGATAGAAAATGGTGAATTACCTATCTGGCCTACTATTAACGAAGATAAGCCTAAAGATACAGACGGAGAGCAAGGTTTACATATATTAGAAATGTGTCAATTTGCAAAACATGAATGGTTGGCTGAAGCAAATCATGGAATGAGAAAAGATTTTGAAGACAAAGCTTTATTGTTTCCTCGCTTCGATTCTATTAGCTTGGGTATATCAAGCACAGAAGATCAAATGAAAGGTAGATTGTTTGACACCCTAGAGCAGTGCGTGATGGAGATAGAAGAACTAAAAGACGAACTAGCAATGATCCAAATGACACAAACAACCTCCGGTAGAGATAGATGGGATACCCCAGAGACTGTTGTTGGCACAGGAAAAAAGGGTAAACAAAGAAAAGACAGGTATTCATCTTTACTAATGGCTAATATGGCGGCCAGAATAATAGATAGAACACCAGAACAAGCTGAGTACAGCTTTTACGGAGGTTTTGCCACAGGTACTAAATCTAAAGATAAAGAAAAAAATATGTATATAGGTCCAAGCTGGTTTACAAATTCTATGAAAGATGTCTATTAGCGTGTATAATATAAATGTATTCCAATTCCATTCCAATTGCTTGGAGAAACAATGAGTGACAACCATATGATAACGTGGGACGAAGGCAATCAACAGAGCAAAAAAGATGCGTTTGAAAAATTTTCGGGATCTATAGATGCCTACGAAGGTGTATCGAAAGCTTCTAGATTTCACAGAGATTTTATTGACGTTGAACCAAATCGCTCAGTCAAACCATCGTTTACTCACCAAGACTACTACGCATTTCGACCAGAAGAGCAAGTCCCAACCAAGCAGAAGCGCATTATAAAAATGTGCATGGACGCCTATGACAAGGTTGGAATCATACGTAATATAATTGATTTAATGGGTGATTTTGGATGTCAAGGAATTAATATAGTTCACGAAAACGAAAGTGTAGAAAAATTCTTCAAGCAGTGGTTTAAAAAGATAGACGGAAAAGAAAGATCAGAAAGATTTCTTAACAATCTTTATAGAACCGGACAAACTGTAGTGTACAGAAGTAATGCGAACATCACTCCAGATATAACTAAATACATAAAGTCTATGGCTAACGATATAACCGTAGAACTACCAGAGATAGAGCGAAATCAAATACCTTGGAGGTATAATTTCTTCAATCCCCTAAACATTGATATGAAGAATGGAAATATCAATATGTTCCTAGGCGTAAGAAATTACGAAATTGATTCTGGTGCTTTTTTAGACAATTTTAAAGAAGGGTCTGTTCCAGCGCACGTTCTTGACACCTTGCCGCCAAACGTAAAACAAGCCATTAAAAAGGGACAGAAGAAAATAGACCTAGAGAAAGACAGGCTGTCTATTTTTTATTATAAAAAGGACGATTGGCAAAGATGGGCAAACCCTTTGGTTTACGCTATTCTTGACGACATAGTTATGCTTGAAAAAATGAGGCTAGCTGACATGTCTGCTTTAGATGGCGCCATATCTAACATTCGCCTTTGGACGCTTGGCAATCTAGATCATAAGATATTACCTAACAAAACCGCTATAAATAAACTTAGAAACATTCTAGCAAGTAATACTGGCGGCGGTACGATGGAGTTGGTTTGGGGTCCAGAGCTTTCCTACACTGAGTCTAACAGTCAGGTGTACAAATTTCTAGGCTCCGAAAAGTACACGTCTGTCCTTAACAGTATATACGCTGGGTTAGGCGTACCCCCTACACTTACTGGCATGGCTAATAACGGGGGTGGCTTTACAAACAATTTCATATCTTTAAAGACCTTGGTCGAAAGACTGCAATACGGTCGAGATCAATTGACTAAATTCTGGGAAAGAGAACTTGAGCTTGTTCGTCGCTCTATGGGCTTTAGAAAGCCAGCACATGTTGTTTATGATCAAATGAGCCTTTCAGATGAGTCGGCAGAGAAAAACCTTCTTATACAACTTGCAGATAGAGACATAATATCTCATGAGACAGTTCTTGAAAGATTCAAAGAGGTTCCGGGTGTTGAAAAAATGAGACTAAAAAGAGAAGGTAAGGCAAGAAATTCTGAGAAACTTCCTGAGAAGGCTAGCCCATTCCACAATCCGCAAAAGCAATTTGAAATAGAAAAAATGGACAAACAAGCAGAAATAAATGAAAAAGTTGCTGAGAACAAAGAGCAATCAAAACCAAAAGAACCCGCAGGTCGCCCTTTAAACAAGAAGGACGAAGAGCCGCGAAAAAAGAGGGTAGAAACGCCAAAGTCCAAGCCGGGAGTTGCTGAACTCATCCTATGGGCGGGAAGTTCTTATGACGTTATTTCTGAAAACTTCAATAAAGCATTCTTAGCAATAAACGAAAAGAAGAACATGAGATCTTTAACAAAAGCTCAAGTTTCAGATCTTGAAAAAATGAAAATGGATGTATTGCTAAACGTAAAACCATTGTCAGAGATTGAAAGCGAAGATTTTAAAAATGTTCTTTATGGAAACAAGAAGATGCCAGAATGTTTTAGAAGACACCTAGAAGAAAACAAGATATCAACAGAATACATGTCTATAGACGAGTATAAAAGGTCAGCTATTGCTTCGTATGTTGATTATGTCTTAGCCTAAAAATAGCTGTTTTTACAAAAATGTTATTTTTAGTGTATATTTATTTTAGAGGTAAATTATGACTATTAAAATATTCCAAAACGAAATAAATGACGGCATTGGCGAACTCGTAAAGAGTACAGCCAGTGTTGCGTACTGTGCTGAAGCTACTGTATGCAAAAACGACATAGCTCATCCCGAAAGCACCGTAGTTAATAAAATAGTAGCAGAGAATAAAGACCAAATAGACCTATATTATTTAGAATCGGTATTGGTATCTTGCGGTTGGAATAAAAATGACGACGTGTTTATGCCAGAGGCAACTTGGGCCGCTAGAAACACACCTGAAGACAAACAATTTAATTTTATGCACGATGAAAACGATATAATTGGGCATATAACTGGAAGTTACGTCCTAACAAAAGACGGCAAGGCTGTAGCCGATGACTCAGAAATGCCTCAAGATTTTGATATTATCACTCAAGCTGTTCTCTATAACAGTTGGACTGGTGGTGAAAATCGCGAAAGGATGCAGAAAATAATTTCCGAAATAGAAGAAGGCAAGTGGTACGTTTCGATGGAGTGCCTTTTTGCTGGATTTGATTATGCGTTAACTAATGCCAATGGCGATAAGAAAGTTTTGGCTAGAAATGAAGAGTCTTCTTTTCTAACAAAACACCTCAGAGTTTACGGCGGTAGTGGAGAATATGAAGGTTATAAACTAGGTCGCGCACTTTCTAACATTGCTTTTTCTGGTAAAGGCTTGGTTTCTAAACCTGCTAACCCAAGAAGTGTTATTTTAAAGAGTGTTGCTTTCAATTTAGATGACAATTCTGATTTTAATATAGGAGATTTCAACATGTCAGATAACTTGCTAGAAAAGCAGCTGGAAGAAGTTCGCGCTGAACTTACTGCTGCCAAGGCTGAGAATCAGGCTGCTAAAGCTAAAATCGAAGAAGCAAAAGATAAAGAATTTGCTTCCAAGGTAGAGGCTTTTGAAGCTGAAGTTCAAGAAAAAGATTCAAGTATTGCTGAACTTGAAGAGAGTATCAAAAGCACACAAGCTCGCGTTGCCGAACTTGAGGATGCTCTCGCAAAATCTCAAGAAGATCTCACCGTTGCCATGAAAGACATGGACGAAATGAAGAAGAAAGAAAAAATGGAGAAGCGTAAAGCTGCTCTTATAGAAGCTGGATTTGATCAAGAAGACATAGATGCTGCTATTGCTGCATTTGATGGTCTTGCTGACGAAGCTTTCGACTCTGTTGTTGCTATGTATGGCAAAAAGCCAAAAGCAGACAAAAAAGAAAAAGAAGCTGAAGCCGGTTTGCCTCCTGCACTGAAGGAAGCGATTGAAAAGAAAAAAGAGAAAGAAGAAAAAGAAGCTAAAGCCGAAGATGAGGCCGAAGCAGAGGAAATTACATCTGAAGCTTTTGATGGAGTAGAAACATCTGAAGCTACTCTTGTTTCGGAAGATTCAGACGACCAGCTTGAGTCAACTCGCGCTCATATTGCGGACTGGCTTTCCAATAACGTATTCTCACAAAAGTAATTTAAAGGAGATTTAACAATGGCTCTTAAAGCAGATAGATACGAAGAATCAACAGATATTAGCTTCTTCTATAACGATGACGTTGCCACCCGTGGTGGTGTTGTTGTTTTAGATGCAGTTCTTGCTTCTGGTGCAGCGATGGACCAAGGCGGAAACAAAGTTAAATATAAAACAGCAGCAGCAACAGACGTTCCTGTAGGAATTTTGTTGAATGACGTTGTAAATAAAGACCTCACAAGAACCCATCTTAATCAATATAAAGATGAAGTTCAAAAGGGTGGTAAGGTTACTATTATGACTCGCGGTTGGGTTGTTACAAGTAATGTCACTGGCTCACCAACTCCCGGTCAGGTAGCTTATGCAGATGCAGTAACGAAAGGCAATGTCTCTACAATTGCCACTACTGCTCAAGCATCTGGAAACTTGGCTATTGGCCGTTGGATGTCCAACAAGGACGCAGACGGTTACGCTAAACTCTACGTCAACCTTCCTAACCACGGCCTTAGCTGAACATTAATCTAATAGGAGATAAATACAATGTCATATAAAGAAAGACCAAGTGAAGAGTTTATCACATTGCTTCGCCGCTCTGGTGATAATGATCAAAATGTAGCTTTCGCTGCTCAAAGAGAGTTTGCGCAGGCTTTGGAGCTTCCTCTACGCAAAGGCGTTTTGGTTGGAAATATCCTCGGTAATATTTTCGAGACTATTCAAGTCGAGCCGGGTGGAAGCACTGAGTATCCATTGGATCTCATTAGTCCGGGACTTGAGGGTGAGCATGTTGCTTACACCAATCCCGGTCACGGTCGTGTTCCTGAGAGATCAGTCGAAGGCGATTACGTAATGATCCCAACTTACAGCATCACAAGTAGCATTGACTACTTACTGCGCTTTGCGCGTGAGGCTCGTTGGGATATTGTTGGTCGCGCCATGCAAGTTCTGGAAGCCGGATTCGTCAAGAAGATGAATGACGACGGATGGCACACATTACTTGCTGCTGGTGTTGACCGTAACATTTTAGTTTACGACGGTGACGCAACTGCTGGCATGTTTTCAAAGAGACTTGTTAGCTTATTGCAGACTGTTATGCGTCGTAACGCTGGCGGTAATACTGGTTCCGCAAATCGTGGTCGTCTGACCGACCTTTATGTTTCTCCAGAGGCTCTTGAAGATGTCCGTAACTGGGGATTCGATCAGATTTCTGACGCAACCAGAACCGCTATCTACAATGCGGGTGGCGATGGCGCTCCTATCACCAACGTGTTTGGTGTTGCGCTTCACGACGTTGATGAGCTTGGCGAAGGTCAAGAGTATCAAAACTTCTTCACCACTTCTCTTAGTGGTGGCCTTGCTAGTGGCGATGCTGAGTTGGTAATTGGTCTCGACCAAGGCGCTAACGACAGCTTTGTAATGCCAATGAAGCAGGCTGTTCAAGTCTTTGAAGACCCTACTCTTCACAGACAGCAAAGAGCAGGTTACTATGGATTCGCTGAACTAGGCTTTGGCGTTCTTGACAACAGAAGAATCCTTTTGGGTTCATTCTAAGTTAAAGTCCAATTTGTAGAATTAAATAGGAGTTCCTTCTTTTTTAGGGGGAACTCCTTTTTTAGTGTATAATACAATAAATGTCTATATTTTTAGGAATAGGAGTCTATAATGAGTACTGCTTTGTCGGACTATCTTGAGTCTGGTTTACTACATCACATATTTAAAGGTGAGGTTTTTATAAAACCTAGCGAAATAGCCATTGCGCTCTGTAGTGGCGTTCCAGTAGATGCTCATACTGGCGAAACAATTCCTGAGCTTCCAAGCGGAATTAACGGCAGCGGAACTGGTTATGCCAGAATCTCACTCGGAGACCCTTCTACGCAGGGTAACACAAAATGGATTTTTGAACAAGAAGTTGCGGACTATGGTAGTGGGGTACTTAAAAACTCCGGGTCTATAGTATTCGAGAAAGCTCTCTTAGACTGGGGTTTTGTTTCTGGTATAGCAATTACCGACGACTCTCAATTTGGATCTGGAAATCTTTTAATGCACTCAGAACTAACCAACCCAAGAATCATCTATAAAGGTGATGCTGTAAAGTTTGATGTAACAAATCTTAAAATTAAATTCAGCTAAGGTGGGGTCATGGCAGAGTTCTCAGAAAATGATTTCATACTATCGCTAAATACTTTCTTACCAGACAATAGTACAGAACAAATATCTCCCAAGGATGTTAGAGATGTTTTCACAAACGCTGTAGACTCTTCTCACAGATTTCTTGAGCTACACAGTATAAAAGCATTAAATATAGAATCTGCCCACCTAAGACAAACAAAAGTTGGGGAACGAGCTTTAGATGGTTTAGATCTTGCTTACGAAAGCGGAGTTGACAATACTGCCGTTGGATACTCTTCAATGGGTGGTAATGTATATGGTAAACAGAATACCGCCCTTGGTTCCTACTCTCTTAGCTGTAATTTAGATGGAAACTACAACACAGCTATTGGTTTTTCGTCTGTAGTTGGAAATGTAGAGGGGGATGGAAACGTAGGAGTTGGTTTAAAAACTCTTTACGGCCTTAGAGGTGGTGATTTCAATATAGCTATTGGTCATGGCGCTGGCTACTACGTAGGTAAATCAGACAGTTATCAATTTTATTTAGGCTCTCATCCAGAGGCTTCTGGGGATTGTTGTCTTGATGGTTCTGGAACTCCGCTGCTTCGTGGAGATTTGCAAGAATTAAAACTTGCTGTTGGTACTAATGAGTTACATAACTACGGAACACTTCAAGTTTCTGGAGATATCTCTCCAACTGCAACTAGAACTTTTAACCTTGGTAACGACAATAGGGCTTGGAAGTCTATAAATGGTCAGCTTCAATTCCCACACTCTGATATTGTAAAGTCAACATCACATATTATACCATGTTATGATGGACTTGACCTTGGAACACCTGAACTAAGATGGGATGGATTTTTTAGAGATGTGCAGATTTATGGCGATTTGACAGTTAATGGAGACACTGTTTGCCCTTCTGGTTCTGGTTTACAGAGGTTTGCTGAAGGTTTCTTTATTGAAGATGTAGGTCCAGCAACTGACTTTTGCAATCCAACCTCTGGCCTGTTTAGAGAAAAAAGAACTTGCGAAGGTGTCTGCGAGGACGGTGACACTTTTTATGCCGTAAACAGAGATGCTTGTTTAAGTATTTATAACGGCACATATGCACAATTCGCTAAACATGGCGAAGAATGGAGACCTATCTGGGTTAGCTGCTGCGCTACAAATCCGCTTTCAACGACTACAACTACTGCTGGCCCAACTACTACAACGACTTCTGGGCCAACGACTACGACAACTTCTGGACCAACGACTACGACAACTTCTGGGCCAACGACTACGACAACTTCTGGACCAACCACAACTACGACAGCTATTCCTTCGTTTGGGTATGCTGGTTGCGAAGCAATTGACGTACATCCATCTGCTGAACAGGTTGCTGCAACGGTTCCGCATACATCTGTTGGCTATGCACATGAGTTTCCTAGTGGAGCCAAGTCTATATTTATCAACACTTCATTCCAAGGTGATGCGGAAGACCCATCTATGGATCTTTTCTTGACGATGAAACAGAAGGGAAATTTCGCCAGAGAGCAGCAGATGGGTGTTGGTATTACTGCGTGTGATATAGTTAGCGACAACCCCGACGCTAGCGGCTGGGGCAGTGGCTTTATGGCCCTTCAAACAGACGGTCAGCTTATCCCAAGTACAGCACAGCTTGTGTCTGGCGTCTCACTTGCAAACTTTAAATCTTTTGTTGACAATTTGAATTATGAGACATGGCCTACTAACAGGACGACTATGGGGGTTGACGGAACCCACAATAATAGCGGAGTTTTAATTCTAGGTTATCACGATAGATGCGGTCCGATGACAGAGTTAAGTGGTATTGTTGCTGCATCTTCTGATGTATTTTATAACTACATGAGATGTAATGGTGTTATCTGGGTAAGAGGCGCTCATACATCTGGTAGTTGTTTAGACATTGACAATATGAACTTTATCCTTAAAGAGCTTTTGTGTGAGTCTAAATTCTCTGCTGATACTGACATTCAACTTCAAGGTTCGTCTATATTGCAAACAGATGACGATAAATTCCAAATGCTTGACTCTGTGGCTAGTGGTTTTGATTTAGGTTATCCCGGTAGTCTTTCTGGTGGTAGTAAATTGTGCGTTCCGTTTGCTTCTGGGTTCTACCTGTGGAACGAAGAATTAGGTAAGCCTCAAGACTTGTTTGGTAAAGGTATAAACTCAAGTGTTAATTCGGGAGATCCCTTCAGGGCGGTTGCCTTGAGCGGCAACGTCGTTGATCCAATATTTATTCACAGTGGAGTTAAAAATCCTTACGCTTCACCTACTGAAGACGTAGTAGGTCAGTACTACGGATCTGGTGTTTTCACTATGGTTCATGAGTATACAATGGCTAGCGGGTATGGTGGTAGCGAATGCCAATCCTTGGTTCCGTGGGGTTGTTGTGGTCACCCGATGCAATTCACTGACACCGGACCTTGCTCTAATATTTTAGACGAATCCTTTATTGGTGGCGTTGTAACGCATTCTCTATGGGATGATCATAGCACTAGAGTACCAATGACCCGATGTGGTTGCGCCTACAATCGCTGGGGTGGAAGAACTCAGAGTGAGATAGACGCTATTCCATTGAAATGCGTGAGAGACGACGTGCAAAGTGCCAAGGACTACTACGAATTAAACTGTCCTTGTACTACAACCACGACTACAACCGCTGGTCCTACAACGACAACCACAACTACTGCTGCACCGTCATGTATAATTACTTGTACTTGGGAGTATGATGCGTTTAGTGGCGGTTGGTCTGCGACAGGAACTAACGTACCTTGCCCGACAGACTGTAGCAGTGGTCAAAGCTGTAGCAGCTTAGATGAGACCATTATAGCAACTTTATATCCGGGGGGCGCACCGTTCAATGGCGCAACGGTAACATTTACGTTTAATTGCAACACTAATGCTTATACATATGTTTCAAATACATAATTTCAACAAGAGTGGATAATATTAAATCAGGAACTTAGAAATTAACTTAGGAAAAGAAATTAATGAGGAAAATAACCATAGGAATGGCACACCATTCGGACTTTCATGGAACTTACTTTAGTATTCAAGATATTATAAAAGAATTAAAATTTAATAAAAGAGAGGACTTATTAAATAGACTTGAATTTGTAATTATTGAGAACGCAAAAGAAAGCGCACATGCTCAAGCTGTTAAAAGCCTTCAGGGTGGCACTGGCCTTGGCGATAAGTTTAGAGTCATAGATTTTCCAGACTCTCAAGGTACATCTTCTACAAGAAACAAGATCATTGAAGAAGCAAGAACTGATTTTGTACTTGTTATGGATTGCCATGTATTGCTATGCCCAGTTGTACAAACCCTAGAAAAATTATTTCAGTTTATAGATAAATACCCAAATACAATGCATTTGTATCAAGGTCCACTTGTATATGATAATTTAACAATGATTTCTACCCACTTTAACGACGAGTGGGGAGGTCAAATGTGGGGAAGATGGGGTAACGCTTGGGCTTGTAAATGTAAAAAGAAAAACTTTAGCGTTATCAATAAAGACAATGCTTGCAAAATAGTAGATTTAGAAAATCAAAAACAAATCCAGTGGTGCGACCATTGCTACACTATTTTTCCGCAAGAATTAGCCTTCCCTCGCCATGAAAGCATACTTGAAAAGCTTGGTTTTACAAGGGTTGGATTTGATTCAGACGAAAGCGAGTTTGAGGTTTTTGCACAAGGTCTTGGGTTATTTTTTACCTCTAAAAGATCTTGGTTAGGCTTTAATGAACACTGTAGGGGCTTTGGTGGTGAAGAATGTTATATACATGAAAAGTACAGGAAGGCTGGTAGAAAAGCACTATGCTTACCGTTTTTAAAGTGGTTGCACAGATTTTCTAGACCAGACGGTGTTAAATATGAATTGACTATTGACAACAAAGTTAGAAATTATGTATTAGAGTTTACAGAATTAGATCTAGACTTATCACCTGTATATAAAGAATTTGTAGAAGACGCTAAATTTGATGAAAATAAATATAATCAGTTTTTAGAAGAAGCAAAAACAATTTACGGAAAGTGATATGGGTAGACCTACACAGTGTTATTCTTGTTGTCCCACTACAACCACGACTGCTGGTCCAACAACAACGACGTTGTTTCCACCAACAACGCCACCACCGCCAACAACAACGCAACCACCGCCAACAACAACACTACCGCCACCTTGTGCTAATCAGGGTGGCATACAGTGTAGATACGAATACACCGATAATGCTTGGCGAGATGTTTGGGAAATATATAATTGTTTTAACAGGGAGTGTTCTTGCCCAAGTACAGCGTCGATTGCAAACGAATGGAATAGCCAACATTCTTCAGATCCTTTTGAGGGAGCGTGTGCTAACGTTTATGGAGACTGCTGTGAACCTCTTTGTTTTGATTATTCTGTTGCTTTCAATGACTCCTGCCCAACTACAACAACTACCACAGAAGGCCCAACAACAACGACTTCAACCACTGATCCACCTGAAGAGCCATTTTTCGTAGTTGTTTGTCTTGAACCACGGCCTTGTCCTAATTGCCCTGAAAAAACACAGCAAACTAGAAGGTGTGTTGAATTTCCAAATAAAGACCAAGCAAGCGCTTATTCTAGAGACCTTCTAAACATGGGCTTGCTTCCAATTCAAGGTCCGGGTACTTGCGCTGATGCTGCCATTTTTCAATGTCCGTCGTGTGATTCCCCCGGCGTATGTACTACAACTACAACCGCCACCCCAACAACAACAACAACCGCAACTCCAACCACAACCCAAGCCCCGACTACAACGACTGTTGCTCCAACAACTACAACTACTGAAGCTCCAGTTATTATCTGTTGCTGCTACAGCGATGTCGATCTTAGCTTAATAAGCTGTACGGAAACCGACCTTGCTGGATGTGCCACCAATAGTGCGACTCCGGGGCAAAAGTGCAAAAGTTACGTAAAAGGCAGCGATAAACCGGGGGGTGGAATTGGAGACATATATAATAGCTGCTTAGACTGTCCAGACCCAGACGTTAACACCACAACTACAACTACAACCGCTGCCCCTCCACTTGGATGTTGCCGCGATTGCGCATCGGACTGCTGTGGCGCTGGTATATTCTATCGGGATGTGACCGAGGAGTTTTGCGATGGAATTGGAGGAAGATTTAGTTCCGATTGTTTCATTACTGCTGTCCTAGCACCTTGTTGTGCAACTCCTGCTTGTCCTGACACTAATTGTTTTGAGGATTGCTTTGAAGACCCTGAAGACCCTGATAATCCTGACGTTCCTGACGACGACCCCACTGGCGGCGGTGCAGGCGGTGGCGACGGAACTGGTGGCGGAACTGGTGGCGGAACTGGTGGCGGAACCGGCGGCGGAACTGATGGCGGAACCGGCGGCGGAACTGATGGCGGAACTGATGGCGGAACCGGCGGCGGAACTGATGGCGGAACTGATGGCGGAACTGGTGGCGGAACTGGTGGCGGAACTGGTGGCGGAACTGGTGGCGGAACCGGCGGGGGAATCAGTGCAGGAACTACAACTACTACTGAAGCTCCACTTGGAGTATGTTGTCTATGTGTTGATCAATCCGCCACCGATGTTGGCTTTGTTGTTGCTTCTTCTTTAACAACTCAGGAAGATTGCGAAGTATACCAGAATATGTTTAACAATGTCGGAACCAGCATCTCTGATAGAGATGGCAAACAGGCTGTCTTTTTAAGTTGGTCTCCAGATCTAAACACTGATTGTTCTCAACATACTGGAAGCCCTTGCGCTTGGGGTATATCAGATTGTGAGTGCTGTGGGTGTAACTGTTGCAGTGACGGTGATATCTACGGCGATGATGACGGTGATGGCGACGGCGATGATGACGATCCAGAACTAGACCCTCTATAACAAGATAAAATAGTGTATTATAATATAAGGTTACAGAAAGTTATTTATAATAAACGGAAAATAATATGGCTTTAATAATAGCAGACAGAGTAAAAGAAACCACTATAACTGAAGGTACTGGAACAATCACCCTTAGTGGCGCTACGTTTGGTGGCTTCCAATCTTTTTCTAGCGCTATTGGTGATGGCAATACTACCTATTATTGTATACAAAATGAGGCTAATTTTGAAATTGGTATTGGCACATACTCATCAAATACACTAAGCAGAGATACTATATTTCAAAGCTCTAATAGTGATAATAAAATAAGTATATCTGGCACAGCAATTGTTTTTTGTGTTGTTCCTGCTGATAGGCTTGTTTTTAAAGACGCTGACAATTCGATTGTTCTACCAGTTCCGTTTGTTTTTAGAAGATCAGACGATGGTGATTATTGGCAAGTCCTATCTTCAGATCATACAAATAGAGTTTCTTCTTTTTTTCTTGAAGAAGGAACAGACCCCGTTTGGAAACTTGGACTTAAAACAACCACGTCTGAAATTGTTGCCCCATATTATGCGTTGGTTACTGGCAAAGATGGTTTTGTTGAACTTAGAGGTAACTCTTCTTCCATTCTAAGTATTGGAGATGGAAACTCTGAAGGGCTGCAAATACACCATCAACTTAAAAATATTATTGACATCCGCAAAAATGGCGGTGAAATTGCCATTCAAAACCTAGATCTATCTTCAGATGAAACAACCACCGCCAAAAATACCTCTGTAGCACATACTGTTTTTGCTATTGAGTCTAGCGTAAGTCATGCTGCCGATCTGCAAACTTGGAGTGTGGCAACTGATGAAAAAGCAAGTATAAATCAACATGGAGATTTTGAAACTTCTGGAAATGTTATTTCTCCAAGCGGTAGGTTTAATGCTATTAGATTTTCAGACGGTACTATTCAAACCACTGCTGGCGGTGGAGGTGTAGATGGATTACCTTTTTCGTCTGGCGATTATTATTTGCAAGAAATAAGAGCAAACTCTGCTAGCGGTGTTGTTACTTCAGGAATAGCTGCGCAAAACAAAACAGATATAGCAATTGTATCTGGATTATTATATAACGATTCTTCTTTGTCTGGGTACTTTGAGTCTCGCGTAGATTCATCAGATTCTAACATTTCAAGTAATTCTTCTAGTATCACTGCGAACTCAGGATACTTTGAGTCTAGGGTTGATTTAACTGACGAAAACATTGTTTATATATCTGGAATTGCTGTCTTTGCTTCTGGTCACAATTTACAGTCTGTCACAGATAATGGTAGCGTTACTACCAATGCTATAACTGTAAATAATAATATCACGGCTAGTAGTGGTTTATTTGATTCTTTAGATATGACCCCTATTTCGGAAGCTAATTATCCTCCTCATCAAGAGGGTGTTCTTTTTTATGATAATGAAAACCATACATTAAGTTTATATAATGACGAAGCAGATGTAACTCTACAGCTTGGTCAAGAGGAATTCCTAAGAGTTAGAAATAATACGGGCGCAACTATCGAGAACGGAACTGCCGTTCTTATTAATGGCGCACATGGAAATGCTGCACCCACTATCTCAGGCGCTATTGCTAATTCAGAATCTTCCTCTCAGATTGTTGGTCTTGCTACGCACAGTATTGAACATAATTCTTTTGGCTATGTTACAACCTATGGTGTCGTTAGGGACATAGATACCTCTCGCTTCTCTGCTGGCGATGAAATATTCTTATCTGCAACAGAAGTTGGTAGTGGTGTAAATGTTTCTCCCGTGATTCCTAATTACAAGGTTGCTATTGGTCACGTAATAAGAAGTCATTCCAGTGGTTCCGTCTTGGTTCAAATCGGTCATCCTAAACTTGGTGGTGGTGACTTAAAATCAGAAGCAGAGTTAAATGCAAGTGGTGTTCCATTTGTCACTACTAAGTCTGACACAACTGCTGGTGGCTCACAAACAGACCCTCTATTTATATTTGATAGTGGCAATCGTCAACTACAACTTGGTAGTGGTTTACAGCTTCTAGATGGTCAACCCTCCAACACAACCAATGTTTTATATAATGATGGTGGAGACCTATATTTTAATGGGTCTGAAATTGGTGGTGGTGGTGGTATTTCCAATATAGTTGAAGACGCAACACCTCAGCTGGGTGGCACATTAGATGCTAACGGAAATAGCATTGATATGGGTACTAACACGATTACAGACACTAAGGTTGGTCAGTGGGATACGGCATACGGGTGGGGAGATCACAGTTCTGCTGGATACTTAACTGCGCACCCGACGATTAGTGCTGCTTCAAGCAGTGATAATTCTGGTAGAACTTACATCCAAGACATTACTCTTGATAGTAATGGACATGTTACGGGATTGGTAACAGCAACAGAGACAGTAACAAACACAGATACTCAACTTACCCAAGAGGAGGTTGAGGACTTTGTGGGAGGTATGCTAGATGGTGATGAGACATTTATAACTGTCACTTACGACGATACGGATGGTAATATAGACTTTACCGTTCCCGTCAAAGATGAAGATGACATGACTTCCAATAGCGCTAGTCATTTAGCTACACAGCAATCTATTAAATCTTATGTAGACACAGAGATAACCAATCTTATTGGTGGAGCGCCCGGAGCTTTAGATACACTGAATGAACTTGCAGCAGCGATTAATGACGATGCTAGTTATGCCTCAACTATTACTACTGCATTAGCTGGCAAACAAGCTGTAGACGCAGGCTTGACATCTATAGCTGGATTAACTACCGCTGCTGACAAGATGATTTACACCACAGGCTCTGATACGTATGCTGTTACGGACTTGACAGCAGCAGCTAGGGGTTTATTGGATGATGCGAATGTTTCAGCGATGAGAACTACACTAGGTGTAGACGCTGCCGGTACTGACAACTCCACGAATGTAACATTGGTTACATCAAGTCATGATTATCTTTCAATTTCAACCCAAGCAATAACGCTGGGTCAAATTGACATTGGGGATGACACAAATCTTACTGCTGGTGACGGTTTAACATTAACGGGTGATACTTTAAGTGTAAATGTTGATGACAGCACAATAGAAATAAATAGTGATTCACTAAGAGTTAAAGCTGACGGCATTGGTGCATCGCATCTTGCAAACACATCCGTAACTGCTGGAAGTTACACAAATGCAGACATCACGGTTGATGCTCAAGGTAGAATTACTGCTGCCGCCAATGGAAGCGGTGGAGGTGGCGGTGGCGGATCAATGTCACAGTTTATTCTTGAGGATGACAGCGGCGATGAAGTAACCATCAATAACAATAAAGAAGTTAAATTTATTGGTGCTGGTGGACTTACCATCAATTGGACCGACACTAGTGACGGAACGGACGGCGATCCGTATGACTTAACGTTCACTATAGGTACACTTAACCAAAATACAACTGGAAGTGCGGCCACTCTTACTGCAGCAAGAGCTATAGCGTTAGCTGGAGACGTAACGGGTACAGCAAACTTCGACGGTTCGGCAGGCATCTCAATTACTAGCACAATAGCTGATGATGCTGTAACTTACGCCAAGATGCAAAACGTGACCGCTACAAACAGAATCCTTGGTAGAGATAGTGCAGGAGCAGGCGTCGTAGAAGAAATATCGCCAGCAGACCTTAGAACTATGATTAATGTTGAGGATGGGGCAGACGTTACAGATGCTACCAATGTGACCGCAGCGGGCGCCCTAATGGATAGCGAGCTAACCGACTTAGCTGGCGTTAAAGGGGTTACTATCTCTACACTACAGGTTAAACCCACTGAAGGAGCTTTTGCTAATGGAGATAAGACTAAGCTAGATGGCATTGAGGCTAGTGCTGACGTAACGGATACAGCCAATGTAACTT